TGAGCGTATACGAACTGAAACTTACTGTTTCGTTGACTTAGGAGTCATCTTTAATGCCAAACAAGCAGAAAAATAAATCCCAGACGAAACGCAAACGCAGTCGTGTCTCGCCTTACACGAGTAACAGACCGCGGCCCCAGTCGAACCCTAGCACAGCTATTGTGCGGGGTTTGTCTGGGATTGCCAACCAATTCATACCAGGAGCTGGTCTAGCTGTGACTGGTGTCTCCAAACTTCTGGGTTTTGGAGCTTACACCTCCGCAGACGCGGAACGCATCCTGGCCTCCCGAGTGCCCGAGATGCATGCCACTTTAGACCGTGGTGTGCGTATCGCTCATCATGAGTATTTGGGAGATGTGTCATCTTCTGTCGCATTTGCTGCCACAAAATATCCAATAAATCCTGGTCAGGCAGCCACTTTCCCGTGGTTGTCGACTGTGGCCTCAGCCTTTCAGGAGTATGAGTTAAATGGCTGCATTTTCTTTTTCAAATCAACATCAGCAAATGCTTTGAACAGCACCAACACCGCCTTGGGTCAAGTCATTGGCGGTGTCCAGTATAATCCATACCAAGTATCACCCAATAGCAAGTTGGAAATGCTCGCGCTAGCCGGTGCCGCTGATGGTAAACCCTCAGAGTCCAATATCTACCCGGTTGAGTGTAAGTCTGATATGACCCTAATGAGGTCGAAGCTTGTCAGACTTGGGTCGGTAGCTGATGACTTGGCGAAGTATGATCACGGAAATTTCTATTTGGGCACTAACGGTTCGCAAGCTGCGGCCGTTGTGGGTGAGTTGCACATTGTTTACGATGTGTGGCTGAAGAAACCTAGATTGTGGCCAGCGTCTGCGAGTGCAGCGTGGTATTCACATTTCTATGCCGACACTTTCACCAACGCCTTGCCTTTGGGTTCGGCAGTGGGTGTGCTATCGACTGTGTCTAATAGCTTGGGTGTAGTGTATGATCGCGCAGCGAGGACATTGACCATACCAGCAGCAAACGTGGTTGCCGGTACAGTGTATATGGTCAGATTTGTCTGGACTGGCGACGCGAACGCAAACTTGACTTATCCTACGATTACGTGTGTCAATGGTACCACGTATAATCAGACCAAGTTTCAAGGTTCGTCAACTGGCGACTTTAAGAACCCCGCATCTGGGTCGTTCTTATACGCCACATACACGCGCTATTACAAATTGAACGCTTCGAATGTTGACACTGTGATAACTGTGGGAACTGACG